TCACGAAACCTACTCTCCAGATGAGCTTCGATATATGACTCACCACCGACATTGTCTCCATGGACGACCTGATCGATATAGCCGCGATACTCCAACTCAACTGACATCAGCGCCCATGTGTCAGGATTGAAGTATGCAGTGCTGATCTCAGCCGGACGCTGATGGTATGTTTCCGCCTCGATTGTAGCCAGAACGTCTGGCGTCAGCGCTGTGTTGGGAATAGCAGTTAGCCGTACTGTGACCTGGACAGAAGAAAGATCAGACGACTGCTTCACCCCTTCTATTGATATGAGTGAACCAGAACCGACATAGGTCACACCGTTGTAAGTAAACGGTCCCATGCCGCTGTGGAAGCCATAAATGCCGGACGCCAAATCAAACAGGATGAGCCGTCGATCTGCAACGCGACCAGCGTTGAGAGCGGCTTGTGTGGTGGTATTAAATGCCCTTGGCATCAATAGACCTTCTGAACTGCGGAGAAGCTAATGGGAGAAGGGATGCCTGCTGTTCTACTCGCGGACACTGTGCTAACATCTATTGTCATCGTGCAGACTGGGAAGCTGAATTGAGCGAATGACCCAGTTGTAAATTGTCCTCCTACAATACGAGGCTCGATGTTGAGTGTGCCAGAGGAGCCAGTTAAATCTTCCAAGATACGAAACAGACCGCGCCTAGCACCTTCCACCAGACCTACATGATCACCTGCCTTTATAGCAAATGTGGCTGGCAATCCTGAAATGCCTATTGTGTTGACGCCAACGCTCGTGACATTAGCTGCTCCTACAGTTCCGGCCGGATACACGCCACCTGGATACATCACAGGATACGGCTTCAAAGGATCATGAGCATAAAAGTCTAGAAGGCCACCACGCAAGCTATCAATCCAAGCCTCTATCGCTTGGTGCTCCCGACGCATCAAGCCAGCATAAGTGAACTCGGCTGTCCAGCGCGGCTCAGCAAATTGACGAACCTGTGACACGCCACTGTTCAGTCGATTGATGCTGACGCCTTGAGCTATGCGGAAATTGGATGTAACAATTCCACAAGGCAAAGCTCTGGGGTAAGTTATCGTCACAGTGAGCTCCGCGAGCGCGCGTCTCGGATCATGGCCGGAAGCTGAGTCCGTATAGCACGGTTGTTTGCGTCTAGGGCCGCAGCGATTTGTTCTCCCACGCCAATCTGCGCACCGCGCGCGTCGATAGGCTGATTGATCTGAAGTGTCGTTCCTCCGAAGGCTCCACTTCGAGCCACATTCGGAGGCACCACATATTCTCCGCCATGAACCATAGCCAACTTGGGACCCGCACCAGGCACTATGCCTCCATCTTGGAAGCTGAGACCTGCACCCTTGAGAAGAGCAGCAAGACCGCCAATAGCACCGCCAGTTTGGCCAGCTACCGCAGGCGCTGTACCAAACAAGCCTGCAAGCGGACCTTGACCAAGAATGAGCGCTTGAAGAGCAGCCTTGGCGAGCAATTTGGCGATATCAGCCATAATGTCTGAGAACTTGGCGCCAGCTTCTGTCGCCTTCATGAGCGAGTCAACCAGGATGCTACCTGCTAAGTTTTGAAGCTCCACGTTCTGACGATTGAGCCTATTAGCTTCGTCCAGCCTCTTGTTCGCTTGAGCATATTTGTCCGCCAAGCTCTCGATTGTCTGAACCCTTTTCTCATCCAGAGTCAAATTCTCTCTAGTAGCCATCTGAGTAAGACGAACAACCTCAAGCTCAAACGTCCGCTGCTCAACTGTCTTGCCAACCAGCTCCGCTTCCTTATTAAGCGTCTCAGTTCGCTCTGTAGCCCTGCGCTGCTCGCGCTCGAATGCGTCTAACTCATCGCTTGTCGATTTGGCCTTTGGTGTTAAGTCTCTGTTGGTGGAGAACCCTCTAGCTGGAGCCGCACGACCTGCTGGTGGAGCAGTAAACCCGCCGCCACCTGCTCCGAACGGCGTTCCGCCAAGAAGCCCTGTCGCAACTTGCGCTGCCTCGACATTCGATCTGGCAGCAGCCATCTGCTTACCAACATTTTGAATCGCTACGCCAACATCATAAATATCTTGGATGATTCCTGGCTTAGTAGTTGTATTGAAAATCGAATCAAAAGACTTACCAAAGTCAAGCAGCGTCTTAGCTATGTTAGCAATTTCTCTGCCTGTAGTCTCAATAGTCTGACCTATTGTTGAGAATGCGATGTGGATATTATCCACCAAATACTTTTTGACCGTATCAATGACGCCTTTGATGGCATCGTCTAATTGCTTAACTGCTATGGCCAATCGCTCTAGATCAGGCTGTCCGGACTGAACTTGTGCAAACATCGTTTGATAATTGTCACCAAGCTTACGGATATTGTCAACTACATCTTCACTGATGCCCAAATCTTGACCAAACTCACGAGCGCGCAAAGGCGTCCTTGCGCGCGCAATAATATCAATGACGTAGTTCCAAGCATCGCCAGCAGTTTTGATATCAGCCAAGCTATCCTTATTGATTGAGACAATATCAGCAAGCTTGTTCTTCTCTCCCCTCTGAGCGCGATCAAGCAAAGTGGCGACGCTCTCAAATGCGTCTCTGACCTTCTCAGAATTGCCGCCGATCGTCTGCTGGATCGCGAACACATCATTCATTGACGTCTGAGTCAGACGCGCCGCTTTCTCTATGGCTTGGAACTCAGTAACAATTGAACCCAAAGCGCTCAGAACGCCCTCAATGCTTCCTCTAGTAAGGCCGCCAATAGCATTCGCCAACCCGCCACCAAACGCGGGATTGGCTCTTGAGAACCGATCCTCGATATCCCTAACCGCGCTATCAGCCAAGCTGCCTGCTTCAGATAGCTGGGCTTGAAAGCGATCAAGCTTGATCTGGAGGACGGTATTAAGTGATGCCTCACCAGCCATCAGTGATATCCTGCTTTGCGCATGTCAGCTTCGTACTCTTCGACAGACAGCGGATCAAGTGGCGGTTCAACGCCCTGAGACGCATTGTAGCCAATTACACAAGACTTGAGCTGCCACAGCGTCATTGCATCCGTTTGCTGCGGCGTGAATCCGAGCGCGGCTCCTGTACCATAAAGTTCGGAGAAGCGGAGCCTTCCACCTTCGATGACTCCTCCGTCTGGGCTTTTCCCAATTGATCATCCATCGGGCCGAGCAAGGCTGTTGCCAGGATTGTAAACGCGACTGGCAAGCTCTCCATGATTGGCCGATTGTCAACATAACGATTGATGAGTGTAAACGCATCCACAGGAGCCATGCCCCCACCAATCAAGCCTAACCTAATTACTTCCCTGACATCATCAACTCTCCATTTTCTCTCCCGGAACCTGTCCAAGATTTCAATTGCTCCCGCTTCTCGCTTGTCTTGCAATTCCCTCAGTTGGCCAAGCGCCAACTTGAAGCGGTGCTCATCATCGCCCCAGATGATAAGGCTGATAGTCCCATCTGTAGTCATCGTGTCCTCCCTGTCTTGACATTCAAATCAAGAACCGTTCGTAAGGCACGGTCAATATTCTTTCGAATGCCAGGCAATCTTCTCCTCACAGTCGGATAAAAGAAAGGCCGGGCAGATTGCTTAGCTGTGCCAAACTCAGTTGCGTTGGCATAATCATAAGGCCCAGCGGCAGTTGTCTTCGTCGTCTTTTGACCACCAGCCCTCACATACACTTTTGGGTTTCTTTGGTCAGTTCTATCCTCTATCCTGACACTTGCTCTTAGATCGCCATCTTCGCTTGGAGCTGAAGAACGTATGTCCTCTGCCAAGCTGTTCGCGTTCTTGCGCAGCTCAGCAGAAATGCGATCGTGCATCGCATCTGACATATTGTCCAACAACTTCTCAAACTCAGCGTTGTTGGTGCGTGACTTCCGAAACGCGACCACCAGCGTTAGCTCGAAGCAGGAACCCAAGTGAGCGCGCCATCGCTAACAAGAGTGACTGCCACATTAATCTTATCGCCAACTTCACCGGTGATGGCGAATGAAGTGATGTGGATCTTGCCAGCATAGTGGCCGCCAGCCTGAGCCAGTGGCGCATTGATGCCGATCCTAGCATTAGACGAAACCGCGTTGAGGAAGGAAGTTCGCCAAGTTGGCAAAGCTTCCGCAGCCAAGATGCCGGAGCCAGTCACTTCTGCACTGAACGAAGCCACTGCTCTTTCTGTCCAAGCCGGAAGGTCCGGGTCATCACAATCTGGAACAGTTACGTCATTCGTGTCTTTTGTGAAGGTGATACCTCTAGTGGTCAAGCCACAAGGTGCAGTAAAGAGTTCAGTTGGAGTAGCACCATTGCCCAACTGAATGTAGAGCTTTGATCCATTATAGGTGGTAGGCTTAGCCATCTCGTTGTTCTCCTCGATTTGACAGAAACTTAGACGGGCTCTGTCAATGCCCGAAACGATATTGCGGCGTGACTTGTCGCACCATCAGGGTCTCTCAGTGTGCGCGTTTCTGACTCGTAAATGTCTACTAAGCGCTGACCTGCCAGAACCAATGGCGCGTCGTTGAGAGAAGCACGGATAGCGTCCGCGATCCTTTTAACCTCAGGGTAACCGACTGATCTGGACCAGGCGTCAACTTGCAGGGTGATCTCACTTCCATCGTAACAGTCCGCCCGACTTGGTAAGATTTGATCAGGGCCAAGACTGATGAATGGGTAAGTAGGGCTTGGCGGAGGTGAGTCATAGACCCTTCCATTCACTAACGTTATTAAAGTGGCGTCAGCTTTCAGCCTCGCTACCATAGCCTTTTGAAGCTCTAGTGAGCTCATGCTGCTGCCCCCAGAACCGCTGGTATCTCCAACCAACGGCGAGTTTGATCCCGGTCTACTGGCGGCGCGCTGATTGCGTAGATGATCTCAGTGTTCCGAGCGTCCACAGCCCGCCAGTTCGATTGGATCTGAATTGTCCGCGAATTCAAGCGCAACTTGATGATGACTGGTTGACGACCCTCCAGCCTGCTCGCAACGACTGTCTCGTTTCCAAACGAGGCGAAAATCAGCCGCGCTGGTTCCGTGAACTGGTCAATAAACTCAGTCTGTGAGTTCCCAAATTCATCAGGCGTGTTTTGCCTGACTTGGAACTTCAGCAGATGAGGTAGAACCTCATACTTAACAGGCTGCTGGGCCATCAGTCGTTCTTATTGCCTCTCTTAGTCGGTGTACGATCTTCCACTACCTCTGCGACGCCCTTTGCTAAGACTTCCTCAGCATGATCGTCGTTGAGAGTGTCTTCGGTTCCCTTCTTGTAGGCTTTGACCTGGCGAGGCCCAACCCAGAGATCATAGTCAGAATTGAAAACGACTTTCTTCGCCATTTGCTTTCTCCTTGGGTTCAGTACCCGAATGAGTACTGGTAGTAGTTGGTCAGCAGATCGTGAACTGCTCTCTCATTATCCTCTCTATCGTAAAACTCCTGAACCTTTAACCGGATTGCTTGCTTGAGAGGGCCAGGCGCTTCGGCTGGAGAAGCATAGCCTGCCACAAACGTAACGCGAACAGCATTCACAGCAGACAACGTTGCTGGCCAAGCCTCACTCGGAAAGATCCAAGCATTCAAGCTGACATTGTCCAGATAGTAGTCAACTGGGTCAACTTCTGCCTCCAAGCCATCAGTGCCATCATACGCGATACTGACCACTTCCTGTACAGGGCTGAATGGCAACTTTATCTCAGCAGCAGGAAATTCGTCGATCACAAATTCCCAAGTTTGTGAAGCTATTTTTTGTTGTACCCGACGCTCGACCCAAGCCCTCGCATCAGCAATGTATCGCTGTAGCTTGGCGTCATCGTCTGTATGACTAATGCGCAAATCTGCCTTGATCTCCGCCAAGGTGATAGGCTCAACAGTCGGTTCAGTTGTGACTAACCTAGTGCCCATGGTCGAGTGCCTTCCGATCTAACTGCTGGGCGTTCTGATGGAGTGTAATCCTCAGAGCGTGTACGAGCAAACGTCGTCCTGCGAAACACCCCATACTGAATGATCGCGGCAAAGACTGGCAAGGGTGTGGTCTGAACTGCGGCTCCACGAAGTGTGATCTTGACCAGATTGGTCGGCGTATTGGCGGGAGTGACTTGGACAATCGAGAAACCGACGCTTTCCCTAGCGGCAGCAACTTGGACTGGCAAGGCAGTGGTTTGGGCCGCTGCCAGGTCTTTCTTGAACTCTGGTAGTAAAGCTGTCGCAACTTGAATAGGAACGGTGGTGGTTTGGGCCGCTGCAGCCGCCACCCGTATCGTCTCTGTCGCCACTTGAATCGGCAGAGGCGTAGTTTGACCAGTACTGAGATTGACGCCTGGTAGTGGCAGCGTTGCTGATGCGGTCTGAGTCGGAACTGTCGTCGTTTGAGTAGCTGTCGCCGAAACGCGAACTGTTTCTGTCGCTGTTTGAGCGGGCAGCGAGGTCGTTTGAACTGCGACCGCGTTAAGGCCTGGTATGATAATTGTACCAGTCGCGGTCTGCGCAGGCAGCGCGGTAGCTTGAGCCGCCACCGCCGATACCACATCGACCTGTGTCGCCGTCTGCGTAGGAAGCGCCGTAGCTTGTGTAGCAGAAGCAGCAACCCGAACCGTCTCGGTCGCGGTCTGGGTCGGCAGCGCTGTCGTTTGGGCTGCAGAAGCAGCAACCCGAACCGTCTCGGTCGCGGTCTGGGTCGGCAGCGGCGTCGTCTGACCTGTAGTAAAGTTGAGGCCAGTAAGAGGAAGCGTCGCGGTCGCAGTTTGGGTTGGTAGTGCTGAAGTCTGAGTAGCAGTACCCGAGACGCGAACCGTCTCTGTGGCTACCTGAGTCGGCAGCGCGGTTGTTTGAGCCGCAGTAACTGCAACTAGAACTGTTTCGGTAGCGGTTTGAGTCGATAGCGCGGTCGTTTGAGCCGCAGTAGCTGAAACCCGAACCGTCTCAGTAGCTGTTTGTGTCGGCAGCGGAGTAGTCTGAGCCGCAGCAGCATTGACCACTGCGCTGGGAATTGTTCCAGTCGCAGTTTGAGTAGGTAGTGGCGTAGTCTGAACAGCCGCGTGGTTGACCAGAAGAATTTCCGATCCAACCTGAGTCGGCAGCGCGGTTGTTTGTATAGCAGCAGCTGAGACGCGAGCTGATGCTGCCGCCGTCTGAGTCGGTAGTGCGGTTATGCCTACGCCAGGCTGTGCGACGACAACATTGTCAATCGTTCCACTAAAGACTTGAGTATCAGCCTCAAGCGAGAACGCTGTATTGATCGCAGTAAATGAACCGGTCTTAGTTCCATTGAAAACGCCAAAAGGTCCGACAACAACATCATCAGCATTATTAGTAGGATGATTGCTGATACGCAGACCAGACCCACTCGACACGGTCATGTCGAACGAGTAATTGTAGAGAATGCCAATTTGCAAACAGTTCGTCTGCGTTAAGAACTTCGTGCCACCAGAAGCAGTCGCAACACCACCAGAAATAGTTGTGCCGGTACCCTTGACCCACTCAGTATCAGAGTCAAAGGTTCCATTGCGAATGGCATTCAGAGCGGCAGCGACTATACCGACAATGGCTCTAGCTGTCGCAGTCTGTGTCGGCAGCGCTGTCGTTTGAGTTGCTGTAGCATTTACCGCTGTAACCGGTATCGTGCTTGTAGCAGTTTGCGTTGGTAACGCTGTTGTTTGCGTCGCTGTAGCACTAACCGCTGTGACAGGTACTGTCCCTGTTGCTGTCTGTGTCGGCAGCTCAGTGGTTTGTGAAGCTGTGGCGTTTGTTACCACCCCACCTAGGGGTGCTGTTAGTGCCTGCAGCTCGGCGTTGGATTTGCGCGTGGAGAAGAACTGGAAGCTCTTGATCCAAGAATTGTGCTGGAAGCTGGGGTCCCCCCCAATGCCCCCGAGAGATGCTCTATCAGGCGCTTGAGGTGTGTAAGCGTCGACCGCCGTGTAAACTGTGCCCCCATTCGCAACCGCCGCCCGATCATTGCTCCTATAAGCCACCGCCACCTTATGCGGCCCTAAGGTTACGAAGCTTCCAGCCCCTGTGTTCAATTCGGATAGCGCCCCAGAGAGGAGCACGTCAAACCGCCCGACTGTCCCAGAACCCCTTAGGTAGATGCCTTCAGTCGCCGCCGCATTGTGCGCAGCGAAAATATACGGGTTGCTAGCAACCATGACCCCGAGGGTCATGAAGCGCGCCGCGACGACAACGCTCCCTTCTGGTTGATTGAACCAGGACGAGAAATTCGTCCCGGTCATCATCGCGATGTCAAGTGCGCGCGTGACAGCAGTAGTCGTCGTCGGAATATATGAGGTGGGAAAGGCGCCAAGTTCAACCTGGGCACCCCAAATGTCAATGCTACCGATTAGAGCAGTATCGGTATCATTGCTACCATCCACCGGAAACCGTGTGTCGACCACATGAATGTTGCAATCACCACTGTTCGTAAATACACCAGTTAATACAAAACGCTGCCACTGAGACGTTAGATTATATTTTTGTCCAACTCCAGTATTCCATGCGAAAGAATTGTTTGAATTCATGCGGAACTTGGTAGCGCCGCCGCTGGCACTACTCTTAGCCCACAAAGTCAAAGTATAGATTGCACCTGCACTAAAGGTGCCAGAATGATGCCAGAGTAACGCATCACCAGCAGCTAGGACATTTACAGTTCGACCTGTGTTAGTGCCATCAGGGGCTGTAACAGTACCTCCGAGTGTAACTGCCTCTTTCAACCACGAGCCATCTGCAAAATCTTGGGATCGTGGTTGTATATTCGTCCGCTGCTCCTCAATCAGCAACCCGCGAGACTCATGCGTTACCGGATCATGGTCGAAGCGCGGGCCGTAGTAGGCTGAAGCACTAGTAGGATTATAAGAAGATGGTACGAGGCTTTCAGTAGCCTCAACTTGCCAACCAAAGAATTCAACATCCCCTGTTGATGCCGACACAAGGTCCCATTGAGGACCAGCTTCAAACTGAACCTGTCCCGCCGCCAAAGACGGAAAACTAAGAGCGAATTTTCGCCATGATGTCGTTGGCGTAAATTCTCTGAACCTCGCTTGCCCTTGGATGCCACCGTCACGTAAATTCAATGAGCCTGGGTACGCATTAGAAGAAGGGTAACGCGCCCAGAATGATACAAGAAGGGTACCGCCCGGTTGTGCCGGGACAATGGCCCCGATAGATTGAGACAGCGTAGTAAAGGCGACTCTGACCGCGTTATTGCCGCCGAGAGGATCGTCAATCCCCGTCGTGAACGTCGGCCCGTTGTTTACTGACCAACCGCTACTGTCCTGAGAGTATTGCGCGAGATTATGCGGTGCATACGCCAGCTTGCCTGTGCTGTCGTATATCGTCGCCATCGACGGGCGCGAGAAGGTGACGCGGCTATCGAGAAGCCCTGTTGTAAAATCGAGATCAAGAGATGATGTGGCAGTAAGGTCTGTCAATAAATTAGATGAAAGCTCAAACCACGAAACGACAGCTTGATTGTATGCTTCTACAGTACCCGTTGCTGCTTGAGTCGGCAGTGCTGTGGTTTGATCAGCAGTGGCTGCAACTACTGAAACAATCGTACTTGTAGCTGTCTGTGATGGCAGCGATGTAGTCTGGATGGCGCTAGCGACAACTGCTGGACTAAAATCGGAGGTTACAACAGCCGCTGTCGCACCAGTACCAGCAATATACCAACGCGAATTGCTACCATTCGCAGCACCGGTGCCTGTGATTTCCCATTCAACCTGAACGAACAAGTATTCATTCGAGAATGTTTGCGCGCCAGGATTAACTGTGCTCGTAAATGTGAAAGTTGCCGCAGTTGAATTAAGAGTCTGACCCGCAGCAGGAACTGAAACTGCTCCAATACGAGTCGCATTGGACCCGTCAGCCGCAGAACCTTTCCAGAGCTGAATGCGAGGACGACCAATCGCACCAGTAGTGCTTGGACGGAACGCAAGGCTGAACGTCCAATTAGCAGAAGCAAAAACTCCGCTATATGCATTCTCAGATCGCCACGCATTACCTACGGTATTGCTTAGCGCAGTGGTCGAAAGAGGATCGGTCGTTACAAAAGTCGCGGACCCAAGCTCTGTTCCAAAATCCATAACAGCATAGCGGGTTGCTGCAAGTTTTGCAACGACCCAGCCGTGCGTTGTAGTGCCTGCTGTAATGGTCGGCGACGTGCCTTCCTGCAGCGTGCCATACTGAGTACCGCCAACGGCAGCATTGTTTAGATAGAATGATCTAGTGGCCATCGGGCACCTCCCTGAATGAGAAGGTGCAACGCGGAAGGTGCGCTATGTTGCTCGGATGCGTTGGCCAAACGTTACACCCGAACGACCAATATGTGTCCACTGTGTTGTGGATAGAGCAAAGACGTTTGCCTGAATCTTCTTTGGCAAGATAAGGACATGCGCCGTCAGACTGCTCCGGGAGCCCATCAATTGGTCCTCGGCAGCAGTCCCCGCACATGCAGCAATATCCTTCTCTCACCCACGCCATTACAGAAACTGACCACCCAACCAAACGCGAGGGGGATTTGTTATGTCTCTTGGATCCAAGACCTGGACCCTCTGATCACCTGTGCCAAACTGATAAGCTCTGATGGTTTCTCCTCTGAATGGCAAACTGATCTGAGCACCATTGTCGCGAACAAATTTCACCAGCTTAGATCGGACGAACCGAAAGTTGCCAGTCTCACCAGGAAAGACCGCTGTGTCCAGATCATCAGCGAACCTTTGCCCAAAGAGCCGGACATTGACGCACCACCAGGTATCAAGCACAGCTGGAGTGACGAGAACCCCTCCGGCATCGAACACAGCAGGAGTGAGAAGCACATTGCCCAACTCGTCAATCGCCACATTAGGCATTGGTGTGCCTTGAGCATCGATCAAGTTGCGGTTGACTCCGACAGCGAGCCATCGAGCGCGGTTGAAGCATCTAAGATAAACATCGATCATCGACTGAGACCCTGGATGATTTGACGAAGGAAGCGCTTGCGGTAGTGTGTGAGCCTCTTATAATGAGCACGAAGGATATTGTGCCCGTGACCTCCATTCATTCCAAAAGCCAACTCAGACAACCCGATCGGAGACAGAGCGCTAGTGTCTTGTACAGGCGTGGCGCCTCTCACGGACCCAATAAGACCATTTTCTCGATAACCAAACACGACATTGTGAGCAGCATTCGGAATAATTGATCCCATCGTAAATGTGGACTGAACAGCCGTTGCGGCTCTTGAATAAAATTCAACCTCATTGTTAGCTATCATAGTGGCGGTATAGCTATTGTCCTCATTGCCAGAATTAAAGGCAAAGAGTTCTCGGGCATCATACGCACCACTCTGATCCATCACGAATGAGACTGTTCCTTCTGTACTTGTAAACCATGAGGAGAATGCGGCTCCAGATATAGTCGCAAAATCAGCGGCCCGAGTGACCGCAGAAGCAACAGTCGGGATGTATGATGTGGCAGAAGGACTTTGTTCTAACTGAGCACCCCAAAGCCAGGCCTGTCCCCCGGACCAAAAGAAGTCCGCATCATTAAGTGATGATGCAACCTTAACGCCATAAAAGAGACTCGCAGGTGTAAGACTTGTGGCTTGTATTCTGTACCATCCATTACCAACATAATGGATGTTGCTATCCACAATAGTGGGGCTTTTAAATCCAGCAACACCGGCTTCTAGATCAAATGATGCACCACCCTCGAAACTTGGTACACTAAAAAATATGTAATACCATTTCCAAGTCGTGCTTTGTCTCTTCACATAAATGGAAAACGTATATGGGACACTTGGCGTTATAGAGATTTGGGGGGTCGTAACATGCGTCTCAGTGGCCGCCCACACACCAATTGCATCTGCTGTGTAGGTACCATCCGGAGCGGCAGTTCCAGCATCATTGGGATAGACGGTGACATTGCCATGCACCCAGTAGCCACTCGCTGCGGAGAAGTCACTAGAGCCAGACAACAGATTAGTGGCCTGAGCCTCAATCAGCAGTCCCTTAGGCTTGTAGGCCATAGGCAGAGCTTGCGTGAGAGGCACTGTGTCAGTGGGGATGTATGGTGTATGGATTGAACCTGCTTCGAGTTGAGCACCCCAAACCAATAAACCCCGAATGCCAACAAGAGTCACACTCAGATCAGCATTTGCGACATTCAATTGAAAACGAACAGCACCCCCAGCCCCAGGGGTGCGAGTCATAGAGCAACGGTACCAACCATTACCTACGCCTTCAATACTGGCTCTAGTGACAGTGCCTGAACCAATTGCTGCCTCTGCTGAGCCCAACACTCCATTACGAATATCATAATACTGCCTAATCTCATTGGTTCCGTCATAAGTTCCAAAGGCAAACCAATCTGTCGTTCCATCATACTTGACATACACTGACCAAGTATGAGGGATGATTGCTACGCCTATACCAGCTATGTAAGCATTTGCTGTTCCACCATTGCCCTCTATTCGATCCGCCGTCAAAGTACCATCTGGAGCAATTGCTACATTTGCTGTTCTAGCTCCAGCATCAGATGCCCACGTAGCTCCGGCCATATCCTGAGATTTGGTTAGCAGGTTCCTCGCAAACGTCTCTGGCGGAGGAGGAGCCTCATCGTAGGCGAACTGTAAGGGGAACCCGTTGTATTGACCTTCACCTGTCTTCTTAGTGTACTCATTCGGGCCATAACCAAGCTCAATTTGAGCGCCCCAATGGTATCTCGTGCGCCCGATTGCTGTGTTCGGGTCTAAATCTGCGCTCGCACTATGGATGTAGAACCTCGTGGCATTGTCTCCGCCGATCCAGCTAGCTGTGATAGATATGCGCCACCATCCATTTCCCACATCAGTGATCTTTGAATTTATGTGAACTGCAAACTCTGCAATCGCCGACCCAAGTGTACCAGTACCCAGATTGAACCACTGACGGACCCTAGAATTACCATTATCATTCAAGACCATGACAATCCAGTCATGATTACAACGTTTTACATAAATCGACCCTGTGTTGGTATTATATCCATGCCCAATTCTGGACATGACCGCCGGAATCAGAGTACAAGCACCGCCTCCGGCAGCGGTCTCTGTGAGCAGCGTTCCGTTGCTTGCTCCATTAGGAGCAGTGGTGGCATTGACTGTGAGGGTCGTATTATTGGCACCCCAATCGCCACCAGTGAAGTTCTCACTGTCGCCGTAAATGATATTCTTAACTGAATACGCCTTGCGCGCACTGCGCTTGAAGGTAGCGGGGCGTGTGAGATAACCGCTTCCTGTGACAATGAGCGGCGTGGGCCCTGTATTAGGACCCTGTGACAGTTCCAGCTGTCCACCCCACACATAGAGACCCGACGTGCCATCACCAGCATAAATGTCTCTATCTGGTGAAGGACCCGCTATGTCAGTCCTGGCCACGAACACGCCGAGGGTAATTCCACCCAAACCTAGCTGACTTGTTACTGAGCAGCGATACCAGCCATTCCCCACATTCTCCATAGTGGGGGGATACCCGGCATATTGATTGGTTCCAGGACCGACGCCCAGAACCCCATTACCTAGATCAAACGTGTATGCTGTAGCCTGAAGGATTACAGTGGCAAATGTCCTCTCAGCCGCCTTCAGATAGAACGACCCACAGTAATAATTATCGGGAGTAGTTATACCAGATTGATAAGGACCATGCGAGTCGTTGTCTGTGGTGTCGATTATCTTGTCTGCCGTCAAGGTTCCATCTGGTGCTATTGTAGCATTTGTCGTGACTGTGACTCTCGCAAGAGCCCAAAAATCAAACTCATTAGCGCGGATTATGAGATTGCGGGCAGCCGGCACAGCCAGGTCGCCGCTGTGAGGATCATAGTCGAAGCGCGGACCATAATAGGCAGAGCCAGTGGCTGCGTAGAATGCTCGAGGAGCTTTCTCGTAGGTGACCCTCTCAATTTGAAACTGAGTGAAATAAGACGTGGCGCCTGCTACAGCATCCAACTCAGGTAGAACATCTTTAGCCCATGACAAACCAACGTCTAACCGATCCCCGACAATTGCCTCAACGGCGAGGCTAATACGATACCAGCCGTCATTGTCAGCCGTCATAATTGCGGTAGCAGTACCAATTAACAAATCGACTAGGCCAGTATCAAGATTAAAAAACCCGAGATTGTCTACCCCACCGAATGAGTCATTAACACCGAACCTAACGTACTTTGTAGGAGTCGATCCACCCTTCTTGACATATATTGAAACAACATAATTTCCCTTGCCAAGGCCAGCGTAGCCGACATCTACCCGGGGCCTCAACTCGCCAGAAGTAGCGCCTGTCATAAGAGTTGCAGACATTAATCCACTAGGACCGCGAGTCGCATTGTGAGTAATAGTGCCATTAACTTGACCGGTCCACCAGTTATTGGCAAAAACCTCAACTGCTAAATTATTCGGCCCATAGGTCACTTTGCCATTGCTGTCGATGACCATGCCTATAGAAGATCGCGTATTCACCACGCGAGGATCGAGCTTCCCACCCATATTGGTAAAGTCCAGATCCAACCTCTTGGAGGTGAGGAACTGGAGCATGCGGTCGGACGGCTTGTGGTTGAATAGTTTAATGTTTCTGAAGCGACCAATACAATAATCCGTTCCTGGCGAGCTGCCGATCACCATCCTCGTAAGAGTTTGGACGGGCGTGTTGCTGGTATGCAGAGCTAAGCCACCATCTACAATTGTTCCAACATCGGGTGGACCCCAGAACATGGCAAACCCCTGACTGTTTCCAGTCAGAGGGCCTTTTCTTTGCGTAGTAGCTATACCTGTGCCGACAACGCCAATGCCAGCATCAGAAGCGCTCGTATAAATACCAAAATAATTGGCCCAGGTTTCATCATCTAAGGTCACTAAGTAGGTATCTTGTTTGGGTGGTATCGCCCCCTCAATGACAATAGCGCCGGAAACAGCGTTCAAAACAGGGAGCAAGTCTCTTGAGTAAACCTGTACACTGTCGGTTGCCCGAGTCACCTGAGTGGTAGTGGTCGGAATATACGACGTGGGTTCAAAACCAGCCTCGACTTGACCACCCCAAAACAGAATGTATTCACCGGTGGCACCAGTGATTGTCAAGTTACCAAATGCATCATACCCTGTCGTGACATCAGTCATATTCAAAACAATGTACGTACCAGTATCAGCGGCCGGGTTAAGCCACGTAACAGACAGACGCCACCAACCATTGCCAGCATTTTCTATTCTATAGCCAGTATTGGTTAATGTCGCAGCTCTCTCAGCCAGCATTGATCCAGTGTCAAGATTGACAACTATTGAATAATCCGTTCCTGAATCTCTTTGAACTTTAAGTTGGGCATAATTGCCTGAGACTCCCGCCTTCACATAAAAAGAGCAAACATGTTGAGCGTTAGTCAGGGATGGATTTCCACCGGCACCTGAGCTAGCGGCAGCATTAAGATTAGAACCAGTGGCATTTAAGGCCAATTTCTTGGCATCATTCGTACCGTCCGGAGCTACTCCTTGATTAGTTGTAACAGTTCCAGCACTGCCACCCCCCATATTATTCCCGAGCAGCAAGTTCGTTCGCTGTGGCTCATGCAGCAGGCCGCGCGAGGCCAGGGTCACTGGGTCATGGTCAATGCGATGACCGTAGGTGAAGCCACTAGTGATATTGGGATAGTGTACCCCAAAGGGGTTTGTGCCATCAGCAAGTTCAGTCTGAGGCCCCCACATGAGAAGACCTTTTGACGGATCACCTGCAAAGGGGTTACTGCCATAACCAGCGTAAGGAGCACCTGACCCATCCGGCGCAAAACTTACAATGTGCCGAGTGGTCGTGCTTGGATTGGTTCCCTGAATGATGCACTTATACCAACCATTCCCGACCGCGTTGATAGACGCATGAACCAGCGTGGCTGAACCCTCGACCCCAGTCCTATGAATAAGCCCATTCTGCAAGTCTATGATTGCGTAGTATCCCTGAGATGGGGCATCATAACTAGCAAAACTAACAAATCGCCAGTTCAAATATTTAAGATAAACGGTGTGGGTATAAACAACTGATGCTGTTATGGTAAAATCTGGGATAAATCTATGGACATTGTTGGTCGTGCCTTGCATAATCAAGTAAGCAGTTGCTTTACCATCTGGCGCGATCTCGCCAGGCGTCACAGACACATCGTTCAATCCAGACGATAACGTCAACAAATCAGCACGAGGATATAGGTTCAATCCAGTGGTTCGAATAACTCCATTCTTGTCGACATAGGTGGCCGAACTGGAACGATAGCAGCTAACGCGGCTGTCAATGGTCTGACCTGGCTTGCTGAAGTCAAGCTCCATGGTCGGCTCAGGTATCGGATTAGCGACCACACGCCCACGGAGATCAGATCTGTCAGTGATCAATGCGCGCTGCGCAGGAGACAACATCTCTGTCTTGAGGACAGGGCCAAAAGGCACATCAGGGTAGCGCCAAGACGCTACCTCCATGTTGCCCTGCAACAGAGAGGCCTTGATATTGACAGACTCAGAATTGTTGACGGCCTTACCAACCGCGAGCTTTACGATACCATCCGACAAGAATGATGTTGGAGTTCCCAGATTGCCCAAGCGAAACTCGGCAACCTCATTAAATCCTTGAACTGAGGATTTGATGAAGTCAGTATCGCTTTGTGTCGTCTCATCAATCGCATCGACAAGGTTTGTTCCACCAGCATTGGTAGTCCAACCGTCATCTCTGAGATCGAAGTTAGGACGAACTTTTACAAGCACCATTTTCCCGTCCGATAAAGGACATGAGTCTGCTCAAAGAGAAGAGCAAAAACCATTGCTGCTACTAGGCGCCAGCTTCAGTGATCGCCCAACCGGTCACGTTGACTGTCTGACCAACGGTCGTCGCCGCTGCGTTGTCGACAGTAAGATCGCCACCGCCACCCGTAGCAGTGATGGTGCCCTGCATGTGACAGGTCGTGCCATCAGAAGCATAGATGCGATAGTGACCCGGAGCCGCTGCGCCTGTCGCGGCGCCAGTTAGCGGAAGGTTATTCAACCAAGGCGAAGCTGCGCCGGCCGCAAACGCCGCTGCCCAATCTGCTGCCAGGACATAGCGAATGATTTCAGTTCCGCTGTCAGCGGTGGCAGCAGTAGCTGGTGGAGCACCAGAACGGATCGACAACCGCGCCGCCGTCCCGACAGTCGCCTCAAAAGCATTGCCGCGAGCATTACGAACAGCGACGGAAAACTGCTGTGCCATGTTCTACTTCCTTTCGTGTGAGCGAGGTTAGAGGCTGAGGGTTATTCCTCGCCCAAGGCACCCATACGCCATTCACCCTTAACGCCTTCATTCCCTGGCTGCTTCCGCTCGTCAGCAGAGAACGGATGCCAAGTGAAATACTCGCCAGGATAGCTGCGAGAACGATAAACCCTGTTGGGCTCGTACTTCTCGCCCTTGATGTCCTCACGGAACTCCATCTTGTCTAGAGCCTTTTGACCAAAGCTCTTAGGATCAAGCTGATGAAATGCTCTGCGAACCGCCATGCTAGTCTCCTCTAGTTTCGATTTGGAACTGCTCAAACAGCGCCCGCAACTCTAGCGGTTGTGCTGTCGTACCATCTGACAAGACCGGAGTTGCTACATACCGCTCAGTGTCAATGATCCAATTGGCAAACACTGGCGCACCATCACCCTTGTCGCCTTTCAATCCACGTTGTCCGGCTTCTCCCGCCTTACCACGCTTACCGGGGCTGGCCATAAGCTGCCAGCCTGCTCCTGGTAGCTCACCAGGTGCGTCACGTAGCGCCGTCCAAGTTCCCCCATTCCACGCCACGAGATCCATAGCGTTGTAGTCTTTCTCGGGATTGTAGGTTCCACGTATGTGCAAGCTACGCCCATCAATTCCATTCGTGCCGGGCGCGGCAATCTGAACCCAGTCATCTGTCCCCACCTCTGGCTCTTGAGCAGTATCTTTGGTGGCTTGGAAAAGCCCGCCGCGATGAGTCACAACGTCACTTTCATACCACACACCGTACTTCCATGAACGAACCGAAGGCAACTTGCCGGGTGCTCCTGGCTCGCCGCGTTCGCCGCGCTCGCCGCGTTCGCCGCGCTCACCGGAAAGACCAGGAGGGCCTTGATAGCCGGGTTCGCCGCGCTCGCCTGGCGCTCCTGCTTCTCCTGGAGGGCCGCGCTCGCCTGGCGCTCCTGCTTCTCCTGGAGGGCCGCGCTCGCCTGGCGCTCCCGGTGCTCCTGCAAGGCCGGGAGGGCCTGGCTCGCCGGGAGGGCCGGTTTCCCCTCTAATGCTCTCGCCTGGCGCTCCTGGCTCTCCTACGGGGCCGGGAGGGCCTGGCTCGCCGGGTTCGCCGCGCTCTCCATCCTTAAGAGTGGAAAGCCTCTCAATGATTCGCTTCGCGAGGTCATCTTCAAATGATCTCTTCCACTCAGCAAGGTCACGATCACGCTTCGCGTCGCGCGCCTCATATTGTGCCTCGATTAGTTGAAGTCTCTCATCAGCCTTCGTTCTTGTATCGGCAATGACGCGCGCGAGCGCCCTTTCCAAGGCATCAATGTAAGAGGCTGAGTCCATGGAGCCGCCTGGCGATTGCTTCTGGATCGTGGTGGCTTCCATCAGTCAATTCCCTTTTCGGCGGAACCTCTGGCGCTGGTGCAGCCGGGGCTGCTGGCGCTGGTGCCGGATCAGATGGTGGTCGAACAATAGGCGCTGGCTTCGGCGCCACCGCGTCTTTCAACGGCACAAGCTGCTGCTGGACGCGTGCATCGTCACCACCATCGACCTCAGGCAATTCAAATTCTGAACGACCTTCGTTCGGAGTGTACAAGCCGCCCTGGATGCCGCGCACGTAAGCGTCTACGCGATCCTTGTGAGCTGAGCGCAACAACGCCTGAGTGTTAAACTCCAGATATTCGTCAGGCTGACCCTTGAGGGTGAACAACTGACCGAATGCTTCCTCGATGTGATTGAGAGCGAAGCCCAGGCCGCTGGCGATCCAAGACTGATAGAGCGCTTCTGTAGAAGCAAACGGGGTTGGACCTATGCCCAAGACCTGAAGTGGGATGCGGAACACGAGCGCCACATGCTCGTCGGAAAGCTTCAGCAAATCAGCTAATGCGCCGTCTTTCGCCGAAGTGCCAATCATGTGCGGCTTGAGGCCGCCAGTGGCGATAGCCGTTCCACCCGCCTTTAATCCACCACTGACCGCATCCCAAGCGTCACGTGCCTGTGTCGCTTGTTCCTTGGTCAAGATCAGATCAGTAGAGAGAACGAAGCCAGGTTGTGCTCGGTTCAAGTAGAATGCGATCTGCTGCTGGGTCATAGCTCCACTGGCCAACACGTCTTGCGCAGCAGCCACCAAAGGGCTTTTACCAATCAATGGATCATCCACATCAGTATGGAGCCGAATGTGAAGCACATCCCGAGACGGGATGATCAAATTGTCGAATTGCTCATCAATGACCCGGTTGCCTGACATGCGGTAGAAAACATCGCCAGTCTCTGCCACAACAGGCGTAACTGTCTTGGGGTTCATCAAATGCAATTCAGAAATTTCGTTTCGGTCATTTCTCAAAGCAAAGGCATAAGCATTACCATTAAGATAAAGTGATCGTGTGGCGTTTAACAAAAAGTCTGATATTGTTTGATAGTCATTGGGCCTACGAAGGATGCGAGTCAAAGCGCTGAGAGGAACCCGCTCTCTGCCGCCGTTCTTCGTCGCACGCCAGTGATCGCCTGGACACATGGCGATAGTTTGTGAGTAGGCAGACACACAAGCTTCAACCATGGCAGTTGAGTTGCCAGGAATGGGGTCATACCCCATCTGCCACCAATTGAAGTATTTCCCGACATCCTCAGTCAGCCATCCCCCTGTGGACGGCAAATACCAAGGGCCTGGACGAGGCTGACCCTCAGTCTGGCGAACCAGACCAAGGGCCGAGCCTACACGTGTCAGAATGCCCAACTAACTACTCAGCAGACTTCTTCGGCCGACCAGCGCGACGCGGAGCACTTCCTTCACGCTCGGCAGAAGCGTCAATCTGACGCGTGTCATAGGGGTTGTTCTGAGGAAGGCGAGCAGTCATGACGCGAGTGTGAGCATCATCCTCCCACTCACTACCGTCATCCTCTTTGTTGTCAAGGTCATGAGCACCGACCTTCGCAAGATCGTTCTCACGCTGCGTCGGAGTAGGCTGGAGCCCTTCCTGAGCGGCATAGTACTCTTCCACCTGAGTGTTCTTGGCTGCTTCGCGGGCATCGACGCCCCTAAGAGCCGGGTGTTCATTGTCACGAGCCATTGGCTTTTCCTTTCAGTTGAGAAAAGGGAGAGGCAGCTTTCACTGCCTCCCCAAGTTTAGCAGCACCAAAAAGGGAGGCGAAAGATGCTGCTTACCAGGTAACAGCCTGAGTCCAAGCCACGACACCAGCACGACGCAGGCCCCAGTTGACGTCCATGATCATCCGGAGCGCCATCGTGTCAGTCTGCCAAAGCGAACGAACCGGAGCCGCCACAGTAGCAGGCGAGCCCGCCGTACCAATGGCCAGAGGCGTGGTGTCCTCAAAGTGCAGCGTGGCCTGGTCGCTGACATCAAAGCGCGGAGCACCGCCTTCAATCGCGACAAAGTCAGCAGCATCGATAAGGATGACCATGCCCGCCGTTACAGTGGACGAGAGGATCACTGGATAGCCATTGAACCGGTTATTGTTGATCTCAGCCGCAAACGGAAAGTCGCCGCCCGCATTCTGAGTCATCGCGATAGCCAGCGCGTTGACTGGGTTCATGATCCACACCGGAGCGCGGAGGTTGCCGTTGCTCGCAGTGATCAAAGCACCAACCAGCGCCTTGAGATCGCCAACAAGCGCAGCAAACCCACCACCAGTAGTCGCCGTCACGACTGTGATACCATTACGGATACCAGCAGGACGTGTGGCCGAAGCAGCGGTGGCATCAAGAAGCACGGTGTCAAGCGCGACAGACGTGTCCTCCTGAATGGCGTTCCGAATCAGGCCCTCAATCGCCGGAGTAGAATGCTCTGCAATCTCGCGAGTGAACGCGGAGATCACAGCCATCTTCTTGGGAGTGAAAGTCTGAGCAGTGAACGCACCCTGCCGAACTGGGATGGGCGCGCCTTCAGCAACGAACGACCCAGCGATGGTCGGCGTAGCTGAACGAGTGGGGATGCTGATCAGGCCAGTACGACCAAAGTTCATCCGCAAGCCACGACCAGCGAGACCAGGATAAACCGAAGCTGGCATAAGCAGCGCCATGAACGCGGTGAACGAAGTCTCCACCAGCTGAGAGGCCCAGCCAGAAGTGGTCGTGGTCGCTGGAGCAGTAGCCGCACGAGACAGAGAGATAGCTTCAGCGACTGACATGCCCTCTGGACGAGTGGCGACAGACGCGACAATGCGCGTACCATCGTCAATCTTGCCATCGTCACCATAACGACGAGCAATGGCCTGCTCAAGGTTGATCGGCTGACCACGCTTCGCCGAGACGAAGCAATCGACCAGACCCACCGCCGTGCGCAGCCAGTGATCCTCTGGCTTAATCGTCTGCTTGGGAACAGCAAACGGACGCGGAGCAACAGCAGAGCCCTGACGAGACTCCGCAGCAATCACTGCGCGAGCAGCAAGCTGGCCTTCCGCTGCCTTGAGCGAGTCAAGGTTGCGCTGAGCATTCGCGATGTTCGTGGTCATCTCTTCACGAACAGTGAGAGCAGCATCATCAGGCTCATCGCCCGACTCAGTAAGGTGATTGGTGAGCGCATCACGCAGCTCATCCAGCTTAGTCGTCGCATCCTCGATGCGCTTCGAAAGAGGTTCGTTCATTGTAGGAGTTTTCCGAACAGGAGATGTAGTGCCGGACCCGGCAGTTGATCCAGGAGCTTTTGATGAGGGTGCTTCAGCTTGCTCGCCAAACACCACTCTCATAGTCTCGCCGGAGATATTCAAAGAGCGCGCAATCGCAAGTGCGTCTGGGTTCGAGCCCACACCAACGATCGACGCCTCCAAGAGTTGCTGCCGCTTGTAGTGCGGCACACCGTCGATCATCTCGGGCTTGCCCAAGGCACGAAAGCGCACTGACACAGCCTTAAGTACACCTTGCTGCACAAGGCGGATGATTTCATCAA